TATGAACCAACACCTTTGACTAGGCAATGGTTAGAAGAAAACAATTACCTCACTAAATAACCTTGTAGCATTTGCACAGATATGCAAACAATTGATGGTATCGTAAATGAACCTACAGTAAATTTCGTTGGTAAAGACGGATTTTTCTGGTGGGTCGGTGAAGTAGAAGATAACGAAGATCCGATGAAGTTGGGACGTGTCAAGGTGCGCGTCCTTGGATATTACACAAACGTATTGGGTAAGACCACAACAGATCTTCCTACTGACAAGTTA